GGCGGGCTCCTCGCTCGGATCGGCGTCCGCCGGCTCTTCCGCATTGGCATCCGCTTCCGCGGCTGTCTCTTTCGCCGCGAGCGCGTCCACCTCCACACCGGCGATCAGCCCGTATTCGGCGGCCTCCGTGGCCGGGATCTGCCCGCCGGCAGCGACCAGCAGCCGCACCGCGCGCGGGTCCGTCTCTTCGACGAGCTCGCCGGCGGCGCCCACGCAGATCCGCGCCGGCGATGTGTACATGGCGCCGTCTGGGACGCGCCGTAGCTCTTCGATCGTGAATCCCATCTCGCTATCCTCCTCCGTACACGACGGTGATCTGTGGGCCGGACGCCGCGACCACGATGCGGATGCCTACGCCCATCGGAATATCCAGCTGATAGACGGTCCCGACCGCGACCGACGCCGGCATGGAGAAGATCGGCGTGCCGGACGTCGCCGTGTTGTCGTACACATCGACGAGGCCGGTGCCCGTCGCCTGCACGACGATGCGGCGCAGCACGCCCGCGCCGGTGAGCACCTGCGTGGTGGCGCTGATCGCGGGCTGTGCCTTGTTCTCCGATAGCGGCATCGATCACAGCTCCTAGTTTGCGAACCCGGTCGTAGGAATCAGGAAGTAGTAGATGCGCACGTGCAGCGGCGAGTCGCCGGTCGTGATCTCGCCCGCCAGCAGATGCAGCACGATCGCGGCGTTCACGGTCGGCGTCGATGAAGAGATCAGGGACGCGGCCGCGAAACGCACGACTTCGCGCGTTTGCGCCGACGCCTGGTCCAGGAAGCCGGTCGTCTCGCATTCGCCCATTTCTGTGCCGGCGCCGTCCGTGTACCGGATCGAGAGGTCCTCGCCGACGGCGATGCCGCCGTACGCGGTCCCGGCCGGCTTGTGGATGACGGCCCGCACGAAGGACAGCGCCAGGTTCGCGCCCGGCGCGGGCACCAGGGGCTGCGGCGTCGCGTTCAACGCCAGCAGCTGCGCCGAGGTGATGAGCACATCGCGATGTATCATGCGCTCAGGCTGGACGGCGAGGGGCCCACCGGCGCGCTCGATGACGTTGTCTTGGCCTGGCATAGATGCCTCCTTTGTTCCCTGAGCCCCTCCGGCTGGCTGCCGGGCTTAGCGCCTCGACGTCAGCCGGAGGGACGATCAGCCCTACCGGGCAGCTATATGCCGGTGATCTGCGTGAACGCGCTCGGGCGGTAGTGCACGACGGCGCACCGCAGGCCGGCGCGAATCGTGACACGGCCCTGCAGAAAATCGTTGCTGACGTAGCCGGTGAGCACCTCGAGGCCGGTGCGGACGTGCAGACCGGAGAAGCGCGCATAATCGCCGACGATGCCGGTGTTCTGCGTGACTGCGGTCGTCTCGATGACCGGCAGCCCCCAGATCCGCATCGGGCCGGCGTCCGCGGGCGCGCCCCAGATGTAGATGCCATCCGCGGTCTTCAGCAGGCGCACGTCCTGCCAGTCGTTTGGGTGGAGGAACGCCACGTTGGGCTGCGCGCGGCCGGTGACGCGGGCGGCCAGGATGCCCTTGTAAATCGCATCCGGCGTGTTGTCCGCGCCCTTTGCCTGCGTGTTGATGCCGGCGACGTTGAGCGTGCCGAGCAGGTTGGGCGCGATGCCATCGCCGACCAGGATTTGGGAATCGAGACGCTGCCGCACCATGAAGCCGAGCCGGCCGTCCAGATAGGGGGCAATGCCGTCGACATCGGCCAGCTGCTCGTCCGAGACGGGCAGGCTCGTGCCGACGGAGCGGACCGTCTGCGAGCGCTGGGTGAGGACGAGCGCCGACTCGGCGTACGACGCAGACTCCGAGCGCTCCGCGCCGGCGTTCGTGAATGTCGTCTCTTCCATGTAAACGATCGCCGCCATCGAGGTCGGAAACACGGGCAGTGCGTCAGTCACCTCGATCTCGCGCTGCTCGTCCAGCACCACGCGGCCGGTGCGCAGCGACTCGGGTGCCCAACCGGCCGACGTGAGGAACGCCGCGTTCACCGGCCGCGGCAGGAAATGCGACGGGTGCACCGGCAGGTCGACATTGACCTGCTGATGGGCCTTCGCCCCCTCATAGGCGGGCGATTCCATGAAGAGTTCGCCGAGCGACTTGTGCCGGGCGACTTCGCCGTTCTTCCCGCCTCCGCCGCCGGCCGCCCAGTCCTTCGGGTCGGGGCCGTCCGGGGCGTGGCGGCGCGCCTCGTTCGACTTGCGAATGGCGTCCGCCTCGTCGAAGCCGGACTGGCGCTCGCCCAGCCAGCCCAGCTCTTCGTTGCGCTTGCGGATCTGCAGGGCCAGCTCTGCGCCGTCCTTGACCTCGATGATATTGACCTTCGAATGATCCAGGCCATCGCCGGCCTGCTCGAAGATCTGGTGCAGCATGTCGCTGCGTTCGTCGAGGGCTGTGCGCAGGTCCTCGCGATTCAGGCCCGCGACGTCTTCCTTCTTGTCGATGCCGATGCGGAAAGCGCCGGCTTCGTTGGCAAGGAAGCGCACCGCTGGGGCGAAGGAGAATCGCATGCCGCGGAACCGCCGCCAGGCCTGCAATATCGGCTTCGATACCGCGTGCAGGGGCTGTCTCAATATTGTCAGTAGAAAGAGCATGAGCGGCATTGTCCGGTCCTCCTTTGTGTTTTATGCCGTTATCTTTGTTCGCGCGCCTGGTAGCGCTGAAAAACGCTGCGTTCGTAATCGAGCGTCGCCTTCACGAGGTCCGCGTTCTCAGGCGCGGCGGGCTCATGCGCTGACGCCGGCGCGTGCCGTCCATTCTTCAGCTGGTCGGGCACGTGCTTGAACGTGTTGAAGATCGGGTGGTCGTATTGATTGCCGCCGCCACTGCCTGCCGTCGACGCCGCCGTTGCATCGGTGGCCACTTCGTCCGCCAGACCTGCGGCGACCGCCTCTGCGTCCGTGTACCATGTCTCGGCGCGCATGCTCGCCCGCCACTGATCGGTGGTGCCGCCCGCCTTCTCGGTGAGCATCTCGGCGATCTGGCCGGCGAACTTGTCGAGGATATCCGCTTCTCTGTGCATGTACTCGGCGTCACCGGCGCACAGATTCCACGGCTCGTGGATCATCATCATCGAATGCGGCGACATGATGAAGCGTTCGCCCGGCAGCATGGCGCACCAGGATGCGGTGGAGGCAGCCAAACCGTCCACGTGCGTCTCGATCTGCGCCGGGTGCTCGATCAACGCATTGCGGATCGTCACACCTTCGGAAATGTCGCCGCCGGGGCTGTTGACGCGGACGAGGATCTTCGTCGCGTTGAGTGCGCGCAGCTGCTGCACGAAGTCCCTCGCCGAGACGCCGCCGAAGAACGGGTCCCGGCCGATGTAGTCATAGATAAAGATCTCGGCCTCGCCGGACGCGAGGTTCCGCATGCTGAACCACTCGCGTTCGCGGTCGCCGGCGCGGCTGGCGGCAGCCCTATTCGTGGCGCCGCTTTGGGCCAGGAGCCTGAGAACCTTGGTGGGGTCCAAAAGAGATGCGCCCCTTCTTGCTGCGGTGGGGGCGCTCGATGCAGCGGGGCGCTCGATGGTGATTCTATTCGGTTATGGCGTTATTGTAGACCCGCCTATGCGCCTGTGTCAAGAGCTAATTTCGAAACTAAATCCGCCAGTGGGACCCGGTTCATCGCCTTGCAATGCTCGCACTTCCGACTCACGATGACATCCGGCGGAATGCGCCGGTTCCCTTCGAGCTCGAAGAGTTTGTGATCACAGCGCCAGCATCGCGCGGCGCGTGGTCTTTGAGCCGCGCCGGGCTCGCCGATCGTCATCCCTCGGTGCGTCCGTTCTGCGGAACATTGATGTTGGACGTGTCCGCAACGCCGGCGTCCTTCGGCAGCTCGCGCAGCTCTACCGCGCTGTAGTGCGTCGGCCTCGGGATGGAGCCGATACCATGCTTTGCGATCAGGTCTCGGTAGACCTGTTCACGCAGCCCTTTGACCTCCGGCGCATCGATCGCATGCGCCGATATCACGTGAAAGGGCGATTGCAGCACGCTTCCGTTCCGCATCAGCGCGTAGAACTCGTACTTGAAGATCGGCGTCGCACCAGCCGCGGGCGCGACGGGCGGTGGCGGTGAATCTTCGGCTGGCCGGTCGTCATTCATCGCTTAGCCACCCGCGGGCCGCACCGTCATGGGCAGGCCGCCGGTATGCAGCAACTGCGCCGGATCGAACCCTGTCGCCGTCGCCGCCGCGTCCGGTTCGACGCCGGCGCGGATCAGCGCCCCGTACGCGTCGGCGCGCTTCTTCAGGCGGTCGAGCTCCCGGTCCTCTTGCGATTCGATGGCAAGCTCGGAGAACACTGTTTCGTCGTCGGCGAACGGCGGTTCGTCCTCCTGCGCCAGCACGCGTTCGGTCGACGTGGCGCCCATGCGTAGCCGCTGCGCCTGGATCTTCGCGCGCTGTTCCGGCGACGCCGACAGCAGCGAATCGAAGATGTACTTCACCTGCAGGTCCGGGTTCACCCAATCGGTGATGAACTTCTTGTGCGCGGCCTGGCGCCGCTGCACGATCGGCCGCAGCGTGAAGCGCTCGAGGCCGCGCGAGAACTCGGCGACGCCGGTTCCCCACGTCGACGGCTTGTCGACCATGCCGGCGACGGTCGGCGGGATGCGCCAGATCGCGAGCAACACCTTGAACACCTGCTCGTTCTGCGCGACGAACCCGGCATCGGCCATGCTCATCGACATCCGCTCGAGCTTGATGTCCTTGCCTCCGACCACCGGGATGCCGCCTGCCTTGCTCGCGCCGCCGTGCACGCGCTCGAGCCGGCTCGACAGATCGGCGGCGACGTCGGGCGACACCATCTCGCCGAGCGTCAGCAGCGCGGACGGGTTGAGACCGCGCCCCATCAGCCGCGCCGCCGTCTCCTGATAGGCGAGCGACAGGCCGGCCAGCTCCGCCGCCATGCGCACCGGCGAGATGGCGCTCAGCGACCGCCCCGGCAGCGTATAGAGCGGAACGTACTCGAACTCGGGCCGCTGGCCGAAGCGGTTCCGCAGTTCGCCCTGGCCGGTCGATGTCAGCCTGACGCCCATGTCGTCCATCCGCTCGAGCTTCACGCCGCCCGGGTCGATCGGCCAGCGCACGTCGAGATCGCCGGAGCGGGTCCAGCCCAGCATCGTGTAGCTGGCGCCCCAGAGCGCCATGCTCAGCGTCTCGGTGGCCTCGATGCCGAAGCGCGTCTGGTCGGGGTTCGGGTATTCGCTCCAGAGCGGCCGCAGGGCGGACGGCTCCTGCGGCGTACGCATGTTGTCGCCGCGCTCGACGATGCGCAGGACCAGCGACGCGATCTCGTCGGCCAGCACGGTCGTCGCGATCCAGATCGCGGCGACGCGCAGCGCGCCGGCTTCCTCGACCTTTTGTTTCGACAACGTGGTCATGCTGCCGCCGCCGGCGTGGTCGATCTGACCCGTTACCCCGCTGAACGCCGGCATCGGCTGCGACGGCTTGATGATCTGGAACGCGTTGCGCGCTGCGCTACCTGCGTTCCTCGTGGCTTCCTTCAATGCTGGCATGTCGTTCACCTCCTCCGCTGTTTGTGATGATGACCAGATACACTCCGGCGATCGCGATGCCTAATGGTAACCACCACAGCGCTGCAGATCCAGCGATCGCGGTGACGCCAGCGATCTCGCACAGCCAGCGGCCGGCGGCGACGATCGCTCGCGCTCGTGGCAGCAAGGTCATGTCGTCACAGCCTCCGCCTGTTCCTTGCGGGCGTTGGCGAAGCGCTCGTCCTTCCCCTCTTCGCCCGGCACGTACAACGAGACGCCGCCCGGCGGGGGGTGCAACATCCCGGCCGCAATCGCGTCGTTGCGCGCCTCCCACGCCAGCGCGCCGGCCATCGCGGCGTCGATCTTCTTCGGCGAATCGGGCTTCTCTTTGCGGATGATGAACAGCCGCCCGCGCTCATCGGTCATGTTGATCTCGCGCCGGCAGGCGTTGCCGATATGCCGCGCGAAGTCCGCGTTGCCGTCATGCGACAGCTCGCCCATCGCCATCGCGATCGTGTACGCGCGCAGCGACTCCGCCGTCTGCCGGAGCCGGTTCGTCCGCCATTCGATGACGCGCTTGTCGCCGTAGCGGCCGCGCCACTGCGCGATCGGCCCTTCCCAATACGGCGGGTCGGCGTACATGCGCCAGACGTTCCAGCGTTCGAACGAGGCGACGACGACCTGATCGACCTCCGCCTCGGGCACCTCCCAGTCATCCTCGAGCCGGCCAGCAGCGACCGACAGCGGCCGCTCCCAGAGGCCGACGAGCTGCTGGAACCCGGTCGCCACCTCCGTCGCCACGACCGCCGTCGCGTCGTGCGTTCGCGAGCCGTCGAAGCCGAGCGTGACGAGCGCACCCTCCGGGATTTCCCGGCCGGGTTCGCCTAGCTCGCGCCAGCGCGGCAAGTCGAACGCTTGCGCGGACGCCTGCACGGGGCGGTTGAGGTACGTCCGCTCGAGATACGCCAGATCCGACGTCGGGTCCTGCCACTGCTCGGCGATGCGGTCGATGTCCTTCCACGCCGCTGTCGGGCCCGCTGCCTCCGTGATCGCCGCGCGGGCCTGTTCCGGCTTGGTCATGTCGTAGCCATCGCTGTCCTGGCGATGGAAGAAGAACAGGGTCGCGTCCGCCCGCTTGCCTTCGATCACCGACAGCGCGTAGTTCATCGTGTCCTCGGCGACGCTGCCCTCGCCGGGCGAAAACGCCGTCGTGATTTCGAGTGACCACGCATTGGCGATCTTCCGCTTCGGCAGGTTCGCCATCATCGTCTTCTGCGCCGCGCGCAGGCGCGGCAGCGTCCACCGATGCGTCTCATCGAGCACCTGGAATGTGGTGCGCGCGCCGTCGCGCGCGTCCGGCGCGGACGCCAGCGACACGGCCTTCCCATTGCCGCCCCGCCGGATGATCCGTTCGATGCCGATGTCGAAGTCTTCCGCGACATGGCTCTTCTCGAGAATGACCTTCAGCGCGGAGTAGGCGAGCTCATCCGACTGCTCCTCTGTGTATGCCACCATCGGGATGTACGGATCCGTGACGCCGCGTCCCTTTGGGTTGCCGCGCTTGTCGAACCCGTAGCAGCGCACGGGCGCGTCCGGGTGCAGCTCGGCGGCGGCGATGAGCGCAGCAAACTCGGTCTTCGCGCTGCCCTTTTGCAGGGAGATCGCGCAGCGGTAGAAACGCCGGCGGCCGCGCAGCGATTGGCCGTAGAAATCCGGGGCGTCGTGCGGCCAGACCTCGTACATGCGGGCGAGCAGTAGCTTCTTCTCATCGTCTAGCTTGAGCGGCAGGCCGAGCAGGTCGCCGGGCCCGTACACGAGGTTGGCTTCCATCCAGGCGGCTACCGCGAAGCCGAGGGTCGGCCAGAACGTCTCCTCCTCGAGCGGCGGCGCGGTGATGATCATGCTACTTCACCAACCTCCGGCGGCATTATCTCCGCAGACAATCGAAGACGCTCCCAGTCACGCCTAGCATTGCCGATCTTGAAACCAACTCGGAGATCGAACCAGCCCGTGTTCGCGAGCCATGCTACGAGTCGAACCGATCCTGTTGTGCGGCCGATCGCAGTGAGCAATCTCAGTTTCCAGAGACCAGACACCTTTGTGTGCACTTCGATGCTACTGATCACTCTCGTCGGCATGCTACTTCACCAACCTCAAGGATTCGCGGGGGTCGCTGGCCGGCGGCGGCGGCGCGGCCGCGGCGGCTTCGTCGTCCCCATCGGGAGCGGCGGCGAGCGCAGCGGGGCCGATTTTCCACTGGAGACGCTGCCGGTCCATCGGTGTCAGCCCGAAGCGCTGTTCTTGTTGTCTGATCTCGGCGAGCAGCGCGGGGCTCGGCTTCTGCCAGAACTCGTTCACCAACACCGCCGTCCTTACGAGGGCGTGCACATCGGCAGCGAGCCACTGCGACGCCATGGGCGAAGCCCAGATGTCGGACCACCACTGCAGCGTTTGCGGGTGCCACATGATCCCGACGCCGAGCATCATCGCGCCAGCGGGAGACGTGTCGGGGAGCGCCGGCGGGTGCAGCAGATCAGGCGCCAGCGACGGCCCAGCCGCGGGCTGATTCGTGTGGCCGCGCGGCGACGCCGGGGATGTCTTCCGCTTTCGCCCGGCGGGGGCAGAGCTCGAGGCCCCCGTCCGTGCGCGCGTCTTGCGTCGACGGACCGCGCTCGCGGCGCGAGCCTTCTCAATGCGAGGCCGAGCTGACGAGGTCACCGCCAGCTGATGGGGCGCCACTGCGAGCGCGGCCGCCGCGACCGTCTTATTGCGGCGCTGGCGCTGCTCAGGTGGCTTAGGGGGTGGTCCTCTCATCAGTGAGACCTCG